CTAAGTTGTCATCATCCTTTGCCATTTCTGTCCTTACCTTGTAATACTGACCACCAACAAAATCAATCATTGACCCAATAGCCTTTACATTGTCAATAAGTTTTTTACCCATTTTTCCTCCTACTTAAATTTAATACTATTAATGCCATAATAAAAATCTTTTCCGTACTTGAAAGAAATTTGCCCTTTTACAGAAGAAATTATATTTGGAAATACTTTCTCAATTTTTTCTTTAACTACTTTTCGAAACCAATCTTCTGCATTGCAATGAAAATGAATTTCATATATGTCAAGTTGTAATCCATTTCTTTTTGTAACAGCTTTTTCCTTAAAAAATAGCATCACAAAATTTCTTTCTTTACCACGTAACGTAACAGTTTTAAATCCATTTGTTATAAATATCGGAGCAGTCATTCCAAGCTTTTCACCAAGTTTATTAAGTAAATATTCTTTTTGATCCATTACAGCCCCATGCACTCAGCGAGGTCATCAACGATTGCTTTTGATTCTCTAAGTCCGAGTCCAGTACACTCTCTTACATATTTTATTGCACGTATTTTCTTGCCAGACTCAACTTCTTTAATTGCATGGTCATACCACCTCTGCATTGAAAGATGTTTTGTATTTGGATATTTAAGACTAAGACTAACTTTTAAAAATATTTCTGGATGATTATTTGCAAGTCTCAATCCTAACTCTTTCCAATCAATATTATCTTCAGACAAAATTTTAAAAACTTCAAAGTATTTGTTAGATACTTCTCTTACTGCATCTTCTACAGCAATTGTTTTATCATTGTGACAATTGCTTTTTACTTCATTAATTTCATATTCAAGTTTTGCATTTTTTCTTTTTAATTTAGAAATTTGCTCAAGAAGAGGAATGTCTACTTCTTGAAGCTCAATTACATCTTCAAACTTAATTACATCTTCAAAATCAATTACACCATCCTTCTCAAGTTCTTCTCTTGTAGCATTGTAACACTTTTTAAGATTGTAAAATAAATCATCATGAATAGCATGTTTGAAAAAATCTGCATATGTGGAGCCATTAATTGTTTTAAATCCACTTGAATCAGCAAGGTAAAGTAAAAAATTTGCTTCATTTATTGTGCCACAAAAAACACAAAGCCCTTTTTCAATTATTTGTTCAATTGTATATTTCATATTTCCTCCTCGTTTAAAGTTTATTATATATACCACAATTTTAGCATCCTGTCAAGAACTTTTTATATTTCTTCTAAAAGCTCCAATAAAGTCTCTTTGGTATTGACCTCTGGATCTTCTAAAACATCATCAAGAAGAATATCAAGGTAGCACCCAATGATAGCGCCCGGGCTAATTTCAAGATGCTTCATTATATCATTACCATTGACTTCAAGAGAACTTTTTCCAAAAGCTGGTTTTACATTTTCTGGATTCAATGCTTTATTAAACATTTGGACGAATGTTTTAATTTCATGAATTTTGTAGTTTTGACTACGAGCATTTGCTTTTGTATCACTTATTCTTAATCTTAAGAAGTCCCTCCAATTGATTTTCTCTTTCTCAAACTTCATTAGGTTTTTTCTCATAGCTTTATCTGACATAGATGAGTCCAACATCCTCATATGATATAAAATAAGTGGGATAATAAAGTTAATCTCATCAGTGCTAAACTTCAATCGCAAAAGAATGTCTCTTGTAATATCTGCACCCATCATTTCATGTCGTAAAAAAGAAAAGCTATGTTCATCATATGCTTCTACCTTTCCTATATCATGAAAATATCCAACAATTCTAAGAAGTGGTTGATCTTTTGGAAGATTATCTCCACATTCCATAAGATGTTCATGTATAAATTCAGAATGGTAATTTCCACCATCGTGATACCAGCAGTCATCTAATTCGGGGATAATTCTTTTTAAAAGTCCTGTTCTTTGAAGAAGTTCCCAAAAAATGCTTGGCTTTTCTATCTTCATTGCTTTCATTATTTCATTTTTTATCCGTTCTACTGGGACTTCATCAATTAAATGAGCATTATCTTTAATAGCAAAAAATGCGCTTGGAACTAATCTAAAATTTAATTTAGCAGCAAATCTACACGCTCTCAGCATCCTAACAGGATCTTCTAATATTCTGAGTTCTGCAACATCAACGAATCTAATTAATTTGTTTTCTATATCTTTTTGTCCACCATGATAATCAATAATACGACTATGTATTGGGTCAAAACCCATGGAGTTTATTGTTAAGTCTCTCCTTTCTGAATCCAACTTAAACGACTTAACTGTCTCCACAGAAACATCATTTAGGCTATTGTAAATGTCTTTTCTGAATGTTGCTACTTCATATCCTTCAACTATGTTAACATTGAAGTTTGCACCTACTCCAGCCTTACAAGTTGGAAATATATCTTGTACTTCTTCAAGAGTTGCGCTTGTTGCTATATCGACATCAGAGCTTTCAATTCCTAAAAGCATATCACGAATATATCCACCAACTATAATAGCCTGATGTCTATTGTTTTCTAATGTATTAATTATTACTTTTGCTGTTTCCATATTTCCTCCAATTATTTAAATTATAAACTAAAAAGACTCTACCATTTCTGATAGAGCCTGTCAAGTTTAAAATAATTCTTTTTCTAATATTTCTTCAATATTATCAAATTCAGTATATGGAATGCATATAAGCTTAATTCCATTGTCTTCACAATACCTTGTTTTTATTTCATCTTTTTTCTGCTGTTCTTTCAATTTACTATCTCCACCAAAATATTTAACTGATTCATAATGTTGTTTCCCATTAAACTCTATACAAGCACTATAACCAGATAAATAGAAATCAAATCGTAAGTGAATTTTATATCTACAACCTTTAAAAGTTTTTTGTTGTTGATATTTTATATTATTTTTCAAAAGATATTTTTCTATTCTAAGTTCACCACGCCACACTTTACATTTGCTACATCCTTTTCCAGAAAGATGTCCATTTGGCGTTTGCCAAAAATACTCTTTACATTTTTTGCAATAAATTTTTATTTTTATATATGAATTAATATACTCAACATCTGAATAATTGAATTTATTTCCATGTCTTTTTATAGCTTTTTTGACAAACACATCTATATTTGATGATCTTTTTTTAACTGAACATTTTTTACATCCTCTTTTATTTAAGTGATCATCTGGTGTTTGCAAAAAATACTCTTTACATTTTTTGCAATAAATTTTTATTTTTGTTTTTGCATTTGTATATTCAGCTTCTGAATAATTAAATTTGTCTCCATGCGCTTTTGTTGCTTTTTTAACAAACTCTTCTATTTTTGATGAGCTATTCTTTATTGCACATTTTTTGCATCCATGTCCTTCCAAGTGATGTGATGCCCTTTGTTCAAACTCACCATGAATTTTGCAAATAATTATTACTTTTTTATTTGCTCCTATGTATTTTATTTTTGAATAACCATACTTTTCTCCATGTACTGCAATCGCCTCTTCTATAAACTCTTCTGTTGTTAGCTTTTTTCCTCTTGCCATTACTATCTCCTGTTATAATAAAGTTATGTAGTGTAATCTCTTAACTAACAGGTGCTAAGAGAAACAAATGCATTCGCTGTCCACTACTAAACTTATACTATAACACATTTTTAATCTTTTGTCAAGCTTTTTTTGAAATTATTTTAAAAATAGTGTAAATAGCTATTCATTTAAATCATCTTCATGCATTCTAAACAAGCTACATGTTATTTTTTTGACATCTTTTCTTAAGTTGCCAAGAAGCGACTCGTAATGTTCAATTTTTGCCTCTTCTTCTGTTTTATCAGAATCATACATTATACTGGCAGTATAATATGTGTCGTCTGTAACATATGATAAGTCTCCATATCCAGACAAAGAATACCCAATTAACTGTGCAAATTGCGCTCTGTCATCCTGTGGAAAGTCCTGCATTGCTATCTTATTCATATCTATGCCACCATTGTCAAGAATATATCTAACAATTTCATTGTGTTTGAATCTTACTACTCCGTGTTCGTCTTCTTCTAATTTTTGATATGGTTGATTCATAGTGTCCTCCTATCTTACATCTTTGATTATTGCGCCTAATCTCTTAAATAAATTTGTTTTCTCAAGTCCTCTTTCTTTTGCGTATATTAGAAGCTCAAGTGTTGATTCAATAACTGATTCCTTTTTAAGATACTCTCCAGAAAAATCAGAGTATAGATCACCAATGTAATTGTCGATGCGATCTCCCATTTTGATCATTATAGCCCATTTGTGGAATCTTATTTTTTTTATTGCATCTTCTTTTGTTTCGCCTTTTTCTTTTGTAACAAGAGAAATTAAAGATTTTGACTGACCATGCCAATGATCGATATTGTATTCTGGTCTATCTTCTATCAAGTCATGACCATATCCAGCACATACTACTGTTGCAGGACATCCTGCACCAATTAGGAGAGTAGCTACCCTCATTGGATGGACATAATAAGGAGTTATTCCATCTTTCCTTGTCTGTCCATTGTGTGCGACTAACGTGTCTTCATGTGCTTTGTTAATCATTGTCATTTCTTTTAATTTATACATTATTACCCTCTTTAATCTTGTCAATTTCATATGCCTGATACACTAAGCCACCAATTGCTAAAAGAAGGAATGTAAATAAAGTTAAAAGTAATACTTTACTATTTATTAAACTTTGTTTATATTGTTTTTCTTTAACTTTCATTTCAACTTTTTTAAGTTCACTTTTAGCTAAAGTTGCAAGTGTTGTTCCTATTTTAGCATTTAGTTCTTCATTACGCTGTCTAAGGTCAACATGCTTTGTAGTTAGCTCATCAATGAGTTTTTCTTTTTCAATGATAATGTAACTTTTTGTTTTAATATTTTCACTGAGCTTTTTTATTTCAGTTTTTAATTTAGCCTCTTCTTCATCTCTAACTTTGTCATTGACAGTAATTTCATTTGCAATTTTATTGAGCTTTATGGCAATGTCATTCTTTGGAATCTCAAACGTTGTACTTTCTGCTTCAATTTGTTCTTTTTCTAAAGTGTTTTTATCAAGTGTTATAACATTTTCAGATACCTTATCTGATTTTGAAACATATAGACTTTTACCAGAGGTGTATAAGCTTTTAGAAGAAAAGTATATTGCTTTCTCTTGTTTACTCATCTTTAAAAAATCTATAGAAGCAATATTCGCACATTTCTTCCTAATTGCTCTTTTATGATCTTCACTTGTCGAATACCACATTGGGAGTTCATATTGAAAACCATCTTTAAATACAACATGTGTTGAGGATTTTTCTGCATTCTCTTCTGCAACACGTTCTTCAACAATGTCTTCAAGCACACGTTTTTCTGTGTCAGAGAATCCAAGTAAACTGTATTTTGATCCATCTGGTGCAGTTTCTGAACAAGCAAAAACAAAAGAAACCAAAAAAATAAAAACCGTAAGCGTAATAAATTGTTTCATAAAATCCTCCTGCGTTAAATTAAAAGTTAAATACATAATACATATTTTTCAAAATACTGTCAATAGTTATTTTAAAAAGTTTTCTTCTACTTGTTCAATTCGCTTTTCAAGCAAGCCCTTTGCAATCTCAAAAAGCTCTATTCCTTCTTTGATTCCACATATTCTTCCCTGTGCAAGAAGCTTTCCATCTTCTGCCATAATGTCTTCATTTTCAATCTCTCCAACAAGATCAACAAGTAAATCTTTAATCTTTTCCATTGCCACTAAATCTTTATTATACATTCCAAGAATAAATTCACCAACATCTTTTCTTTCCATATTTCCTCCAATAAAAAAGGTCGGACAAAATGCCCGACCTTTTGTTTTAATATTTATGCTTCTTATTCATCTGACTTGTTTCTAATTATTGCTGTTGTAATAAGTCCAATTGTTATAAGTAAGCAAACAATCAAAAACCAAGTTAGAAAACCCCATGAATTGTCCTCATATTCCTGAACATCATCATACTGACCTGCATCATCGTACATTGCTGTATCCTGAGACTCCATTTTAGCCATGTTTTGAGCAAGCGCAGGATTTGACTGTGCCTGAGTACTCATTTCGCGCTCAAAGTTGTCATATCGAGGGTCTTGAGCAAGCATTGATCGCATCTGTCGTCTTTCTTGCATATTGTCAATTAGCATACATGTCATGTAGATGTCGAACATTGATCCATATCTCATTCCGAATCCACCACCGAAACCATATCCACCGTAACCCATTCCACCATTGTTTATATTAATATTGGTGTAGTTGTTATTATAGTTTGCTCCAGTATGTTTTGGCGTGTAAGCGCTCTTTGCTTTTTCCTTACGTGCTTTTTTCTTATGTGCTTTTTTCTTATCTTTCTTACTTTGAGCTTTACGTCTCTTTGCTTCTTTCTTAGAGATCTTTTTACCGTTTTTGTCCTTGTATACTTTCTTCTTTTTATTTGGACGTTTGCTGTTCTTTTTCATGTTATTCTTTTTGTTCTTGTTAAGATTTTTCTTTGAAACATCAGGCCGTTTTTTATTCTTTTTCATGTTGTTCTTTTTATTCTTGTTCAGATTCTTTTTTGTAAGATCTGGACGTTTGTTATTCTTTTTTAGATTATTTTTCTTATTTTGATTTATTTTCTGCTTTTTAACGTCTGGACGCTTTGCACGTTTAACCTGACGCTGCTGTTTTACACGCTTTGGAGCACTGTAAGACCTGCTTGGTGAGCTTCGATAAGAAGATCTTGATGAGCTTCTCCTCGCATCTGCCTCGCCTACAATTGAGAACATAAAGCATATCATTACCATAAAAATTAAATACTTTTTCATAAATTCCTCCTGCTGTTAAGTTAAATTAATTTGTGTTATACTCCAAGAACTCTTTCTGCTGCACCTTCACCATTATCACGATTGTACATTGCAGTACCAAGTTCATCTCCAGACAAGTCAATTTTCATAACACGTCCTTTAAGATAATCAAAGTAGGTTTGACCTTTGAGCAATTCTTCTGCTTCTTCTGTTGCCATTGGTGTAGGATCATAATGCAACATGCCCATGCCAAGTGGTTTCGAATTGTTGTAAAGTTTAGCCAATACTTCTGCCTTATTCATCTTGCTAATATCAATTGTCATAATTTCCTCCTAAGTTAAATTAAAGTTAAATACTTATAACATTTTAAATTTTACTTGTCAATAGCTAATTAATTACAAATCTAATTTAATAGGTGAATTAACTGTTTCATCGATTTGTGAGATTGTACTTTCAGAAGCCATTATAGCAGACATTAATCCAAACTCAAATCCTGCTCTAAATTCATCTGAACCTTCCACTTTGTCCTTCCTTGCTATAAGTACTCTTAGTGTTTCAACATTTGACTCAAACAGACCACGTATTTGTTCCATTATTGTTTTTGGCATTATTTCCTCCCTATCGTCTCTTCATTATGTTATAGCAATCTCTATAAGCATTAATTTTACCAAATAAATCACTACGAAGTATTTGTTTAAATTTTGGTGTTTCTCTGTATTGTTTCTCACAATCATGCAACTTTGACAGAATTTTAGCACATCTTTTGTGAAACTCCTGATCAGGCATAATTGGCTCCACAGGATCTTCAAATCTTGGTCTTACTATGTGTCGATATGTTTTACCGTTTACATGAACCCAATATTGTCCATTAAATTCTATTTCCTTCTCGCAACCATTACATATATTTTTATCTCCATATTTTGCCATTATTCCCCCTATTTTTTAACTTCTTTTATACTTCTTATTTTCTTAAGATAGATAATTTCTTTTATTGATTTAAATTCTTTTGACATATCGAAAGAAACATATTCATCTTCAAAGTTAATACTGGAAACACGACCAATTTCTTCAGGCCAACCGCCACTTTTATGATTCCAGAGTATTTTATAAAATTTATTAACCTCTATCTTCAAATCTCCAATATACAAAGTCTTTTTTATTTTATGCATATTTTCCTCCTATTTTGAATAATAATTATAAAAAGAGCTTAAAGAAAAGCCACTTGGATTTGTCTTTGAGCCATCATCATAAACAACATATGCATCTGCATGTAATACATTTATCATGTTCTTTGTTTCTCTGAACATAGCGTTCAAAGTTGTATGTGAGTATGTAGAATCATCAAGCATAGTTATTGATGCGCTTTTAATTCTTCCATTTGTTTAAAAACTTAACTCCCTTATGATTTTTATAAAATAAAGATACCACTATTTCGTAAATTATTTACTTTTTCTTCCCAATTGTCACCAACAACTTTTTCAAGCAGTTTAACTTCATTGTCATTAAGTTCATCATTTTGGATGTGAAACCCAGTAGAACATAGTCTGCGTAATATTGAACCCGCTTCTTCTTTTTCTTCTATTTTTATCTCACTCATATTTCCTCCGTGTTTAAGTTATGAATAAAAATAACATAAATAAAAAACCTTGTCAAGAATTAATTTACCTTTTCAATAAAAACTTCTAAGTGATCCATAGAACAAAATCCATTAAGTCCTCTCTTGTATGGATTTTTCATTGTTTCGTCTTTGGGTATCCAGTCATAGTCCCCCAATGATTTCATATCATTATGCCTTACTTTTTTAAATATTTTTTCAAGATCTCTCGTATGAACTTCAATCCATGATCCAATCCTTCTTCCATGAGTGGCTTCTTCTGTAAAGTGACACCAGATCATTCCATTATATTTAAATTTCTTTCTTGTTCTTCTATATTCTTTTCTGTAGTGCTCATTATACTGTTCTTCTGTCCACTCTTTTGATTCTTCTGTTTTTGGGTTTACTCTCCATGCCCACAGGAAATTTTCAATATATGGATAAATGAACGCATATATTCCTTTATTAAGTGGAGCCTGATGATATGTACGTCCATCAGGTCTATGTAATTTATTTACTTTCTTTTGATTTACCTGTGATAAACCACCAAATCTTACAAATTCCATATATCCTCCATTTAACTATTATCAACTTCAATTCCACGTTGCTTGTAAATGTCTGCCATGGACAATTCTCTTTTCTTTGACTTTTCCTTTAGTTTAACTTTGAAATGTAGCTTTTCAACTGGAGATCCTTTTGTATTCCCTATTATTGTTGTGTAAGTAAAAGTAATATCAGAGCTCTTTCCAATTGTTTTAACTGCTTTGTCGAGCAGTTTTTTTATATTTCTCCAGTCTTTTTCTTTTTTCATGTCAAACTCTTTTTTAAATCTTTTCAGAGGAACGGTATAGCCTTTTTTATAATTGTGCCATCTGTTCATCATCTCATATAGCTTTATTTCAAAGAAGCTGTCAAGCTTTAAAACACTTCCAAGTTCAAATTTTGTATAATTCTTTTTCAGATTGAACAAAAATGGAACAATATCTTGATTGAAATAAAAGCTTAGTTCTCTGTTCTTTGAGTCAATTGTAAATTGTCTAAACATTGATGGAATTATTGTTTCAGACTTGTCATATATGAACGTAAAGTTAACAAGACCAACCCTTTTAAGAGACTCTTCAAGTTCAGATGTCTTTTTGAATGGGACAATTTTTTTTATATCATCATACGAAATTGTATAATGTTTGTCTGAGCTATCTGTCATTGAGTTTATTCCTGAAATAAATAAAAGAATAAGCTTTTCTTGCCTTGGTGTTATAACTATATTATAACCAGAATTATGAATTAATTCATTAGATTTTGCAACTACAATTTTCTTTGTCACTTTGACCTCCATTGTTAAATAATTAAAGCACTACATATATCAGACTGTGTCTCATTTGTCAAGCTTTTTATGAATCTCTTCGTGTAGGGCAGAGCAGATTACATTTTTGTAACTTATTTTTTTTGTAAAACATTCTACATACTTATGCTTGATTTTAAAATCTGCTTTGCCCTACACGAAATGCGCTTTGCCCTACACGAAGAGAGGGTTTTTTCTGCTTTGCCCTACACGAAGAGCCTGCTTTGCCCTACACGAAGAGAAAAATTTTGTGCTCGCAACATATTGAATTTATTGACAATCAAGCCGACTAAAATATCTCCTATAAATAAGTACTATATAAAAGTTTTTTATAAAAGAAAATTAAAAATAAAAAAGAGAATTTAAAAAATAGAATTTCCTTGTGTCTCAAAAAGAGAATTTAAAAAATAGAATTTCCTTGTGTCTCAAAAAGTGAATAATGAGAATATGCTTTTCTCCTTCGCTTCGCTCAGTCGAAAAGAAGCTTCGCTGAAATATTTAAAATGGTTTGTTGGATTGTTATCTCCAGACTAATTGTTAAAAGAAGAATATAAAGATGAAACAAAATAACAATAAATAAGAATATAAAGAATACATAAATATCAAAATTAAGCAACTAAATCGTCGATTCTGAGCACTTTCTATAGGCAACCTATAGTGAGGCATGCATAAAAGATTTTGTGGCTCAAAAACGCACATGCAATAAGCATTTTTTAATAGAGTGATAATACCATAAGAATATCACCTTGTCAAGAGCTAAAAAAAAGGTTGACATGTTGCGCCGTCCGTGGTATTGTGTATCAACTTTAATTTAAATGGAGGTGAAAGTGAAACTAACACAAGAATATTTAAAAAAATGTTTGACTTATGATCCAGATAGTGGGATATTCATATGGGAGATAAGACCTTTATGTCATTTCAATGATAGAGAAAGACAAACAAAAGAACATATTTGCAACATGTGGAATGCAATATATGCAGGTACAAAAGCGGGGTATAAAGACACGCAAGGATATATTGTAATAGGCATTAACAGTAAGTTATATAAGGCCCACCGTCTTGCTTGGTTATATGAAAAAGGATATTTGCCAGAAAACAAAATAGATCATCTTGACAGAATAAGAGATAACAACAGAATAATTAACTTAAGGGAGGTTAGTGACACTTGTAGCATGCAGAATACAGGAAATTTTAAAAACAATACTTCTGGAGTTAAGGGTGTTTCTATACATAAAAAAAGTAATAAGTGGCAGGTGCAAATAGGAATTCGTGGGAAAAATAAACATCTTGGATTATTTACAAACTTTGAAGATGCAGTGTTAGCTCGTTGGAAAGAAGAAAGAGACAATCCAAAATGGAATTGCCACACTGATTCGTCAGCTTATAACTATTTAAAAGAAAATAATTTATTGGAAACTAAAGAAATTCTTGACACATTCTTAAAAAGATGATATCATCAATCCAACTTTAACGAATTGAGGAGGAAAAAATGAAAAAAGAAACTTGTAAATGTAAAGTATGCGATAAAGAGTATGATGCAAAAGATCTTAAAAGAAGTCAGGGTGATGTTCACTGGTTGCATAAATTTTGTTCAGCACGTTGTTATACAAAAGACCTAACGGGGGTATAAATGCATAAAAGAAACTGGTTTTTAATTTTATACGTTGCATATATGGTTTATCTTTTTCTTATTGGACTTAAGGTAACTTCTTCATTATATGTTTTCATACCATTTCCTTTTTTAGTTATTTTTTATCTTTGTTCTTTCCAAAGCAATATAAAAAAGAACTTGACAAAAGAAAAAAGAAATCGTATAAGTAAAGATCTTAAAAAAACTTCAGGAGGATTTATGATAAAAATATTTGAGAAATTTTTGAAAGAAAACGGAGCAGAAGAAACATTCAATAAAAATGTAAAAGAGATGTTGGACGTAACTCATTTGCATGCACTAACTCCAATTGAATTTATTACAGGTTCTTTTGTATGGATTGATGCATTGCATCCTGAAAAAGACACTTATGAATTTTGGGAGAAACTTGACGAAAAATGGACAAAAAAACTTAAAGAGATTGGAGGACTAAATGATTAAAGTAAACGGAGAAGTACTTAAGACAGAAACATTTCCAAATGGAGAGATAAAGATAAAAGATTTTAAAGTTGAAAGTGAAAACAATATTAGTTTTAAATTTCACTCATGTGTCGATATTGTAAATTTGATTATGATAAAGTCCCATATTGATGAAAATAATTCAAGAGCTAATAATTATCTACACATTAATTATTTTCCTTTTAGTCGCATGGATAGGACGATAAAAGGAGATCTTTTTACGCTAAAAGGGATGTGCAAACTTATAAACGATATGAACTTTGATATTGTTTACACATCTGACAACCATTCCAATGTAACTGATGCATTACTCGATAGAAATGTAAATAAAACAATGATTCCAGTTCTTTTAAAGGAAGTAGAAAAAGAATTTGATATTGATTTTTTATTTTATCCAGACTTGGGCGCACTTAAAAGATATCGATTTGATAATTATAAATCACTTGTTGGAGAAAAAGATCGTGATCCATTTACAGGATGGATTACAAAATACGAAGTAAGAGAAAAAGAAAATTTAATAGAAAAAAATATTGTAATTATAGACGATCTATGCTCTGGAGGAAAAACATTTGAATTAGCATCTATTGAATTAAACAGGCTTGGTGCAAATAAGATTATTTTATGCGTATCACATGTAGAAGAAAATATATTTAATGGGAGCATATTTAAAGAAAATAGCTTAATTGATTGTGTATATTCAACAAATAGCATCATTGATTCTTTAAAATCTTTTGAAAAATTAAAAATTGTTAAAGTATTTTGAAAAACTTCACATGTGTAATTTGTCATTTTTCCGATGTTTTCCGCCTTATTTGCAAGAAAAATAAATTTTTATTTTTAATTAAAACGAGTATTTACAAGATCTTTGAAAAATAGTTTTAAAATTGCTCTTAAAAAATGTGCTATATATAGTAGAGAGATGTTTTTTGTGTGGACAGTGATTGATCATCATTTCTGATATCCTATTATCAGATTACACACATATTTTAAAATTATAGCTTATAGGAGAGCAAAGTGAAAAGAAAGACAACAGAGCAGTTTATTGAAGAGGCAGTAAAAGTACATGGTGACAAATACAATTATTCAAAAGTTGAATATACCAACAAAAGGACAAAAGTAATAATAACATGTAGTATTCATGGAGTGTTTGAACAATTTCCTAACGACCACCTGATCGGCAAAGGATGTAAAATATGTGGACATGAAAAGTCATCAAATTCACAAAGATCAAATACAGAAGAGTTTATTAAAAGAGCAGTTAGAATCCATGGAAATAAATTTGATTATTCAAAATCAAATTATATTGATTCAAAGACAATAGTAGTGATAATATGTAAAATACATGGAGGGTTTAAACAAGAGCCAGTACGACATTTGCGAGGACAAGGATGTCGAAAATGTGCAACACTTAAAAGATTAAAAACAACAAAAGAGTTTATTAAAAAAGCTGAAAAGATTCACAATTATATGTATGACTACTCCAAGACAGACTATAAAGGATCAAAAGAAAAAGTAATAATTATATGTCCAAAACATGGAGAGTTTGAACAAAATCCGAGTCACCATTTACAAGGACATGGATGCCCAAAATGTTTTAGATCAAAAGGCGAAGAAGAAATAGAAAAACTTTTAAAAAACAATAATATTAATTTTAAAAGCCAAGTTACATTTAATGGATGCAAATATAAAAAACCTCTTAGGTTTGATTTTTATTTACCAGATTATGATATTTGCATAGAGTATGATGGAATACAACACTTTGAACCAGTTATGTATTGGGGTGGAGAAAACGGATTCAAAGAACAACAAATTAAGGACAAAGTCAAAACAAAATACTGTAAAGACAATAAAATAAAATTAATACGAATTCCATATACAGAATTTAACAATATAGAAGAAATATTAAAAGCAGAGATATAAAATTAAGGGCAAAAAGAATTTAATCTTTTTGCCCTTTTTTGTTTTTGTTGTTGACACGTTATAAAAAACATGATATAAGTGTGTAAACTTTAATTTAATGAGAATTTATTAACTAACAGAGGGAGGATTTTTTATGATGAGCATTATCGGAACAATAGTTGTTTTACTAATTGTGCTACAAACAATGTTTGCATGGTTTTTTCATGCTGTAATCAACAAGAGTGATAGGCCAGAAACATTTCTTGAGTGGATGCAGTGGTCATGCCTGTATTGGACTCTAAAATATTTTGTAAACACAGGGGAGGACGAAGATGAGTAATTTTATGAAAAGAAGGAGATCAAGACAAGTAAAAAAAATTGTTCCAGTACTGCTGGCAGATTTTTACAAGATTGGTCATGTTTTTCAGTATCCTAAAGGCACAAATAAGGTGTATTCAACGTGGACTCCGAGAGGGTCACGTATTGAAGAGATTCAGGAAGTTGTTGCATATGGACTTCAGGGTTTTACTATTGAATTTCTTATTGAGTATTTCAATGATAATTTCTTTAACAGAAATCTTGACGAAGTAATTGAAGAATATGTTCTTTATTGCAAAAACTGTCTCTTTATTGAGGAGCCAGATTCATCTCACATTGAGGCACTGCATAGTCTTGGATATCTTCCAATTGAAGTAAAAGCTGTTCCAGAAGGAACAAAGGTTCCAATCAGAGTTCCAATGTTTACTGTTGAAAACACACATGATGATTTTGCATGGATTACAAATGCTCTTGAAACTCTTATCAGTACAGAAACATGGAGCGCATTTACAGTTGCAACTATTGCTGCTAAATTTAGGGAAATCCTTGATGAATATGCAATTAAAACAACTGGCTCCACTGATGGAGTTGAGTATCAGGGACATGATTTTTCAATGCGTGGAATGTCTTCACTGTCTCACGGAGCAAAAGTTGGTGGTGGTCACTTGCTTTCATTTGCAGGATCAGATACAATCACAGCGATTGACTATCTGTATAGATATTACAATGGTAACATCACAATGGGTGGCATTGGATGTTCAGTACCTGCAACAGAACATAGTGTAATGTGTGCTAATATGCCTGAAGACAGAGACGAATCAGTAATTATCAGGCGTCTTCTTTCAGAGACATATCCAGCAGGAATTTGTTCGATTGTTTGTGATACCTTTGATTTCTGGCGTACAGTTACAGAATCTGTTCCGCTTCTTAAAGATCTAATTATGTCAAGGGATGGAAAATTTGTAATCCGACCTGACTCTGGAGATCCTGTAAGAATTCTTTGTGGAACAGTTGAAATGGAAGATTTTACAGAAGACTGTAAAGATCTTGAAACAGCAATCAAGTGGGCTACAGAGGAATTTGAAGAAGAAATAAGAGAAGATGCTGGCCATGGTGAGCATGGAGCTTCAGATTATACAGGATATTTCAGATATGATGGCAAAGTTTATGAACTTAAGCTTGATTTCTTCTGGAATCGCCATGATAAGCAATATTACTATCTTGATGAGACAACTGTAAAATCTTGTACAGAGTATGAGTTTACAGCAGAGCAAAAAGGTCTTGTAGAGGTTCTTTGGGATCAGTTTGGTGGTACAGTAACCGAACAGGGATTTAAAGTTCTTGATTCACACATTGGATGTATCTATGGTGATGCAATCACTCTTGATAGATGTCGTGAAATTTGTGTAAAGCTTTACGCAAAGGGATTTGCATCTGTAAATGTGGTACTTGGTATTGGTTCTTATTCGTACAACGCCAATACAAGAGACACTTTTGGTCAGGCATTTAAGTCAACATATGCAGAGATTAAAGGAGTACCAAAGGAGCTATTTAAAGATCCTAAAACTGATGACGGTACTAAGAAGTCTCAGAAGGGTAGAGTGGCCGTATATCGCAATTATGATGGTATAATCACCTATGTTGATGGACTGTCAAGAGAAGAGGAGGAAAACTTTGAAGGAAACATGCTTGAAACTGTCTTTAAAGATGGAGAGCTTGTTAGATTTCAGACGCTTGAAGAAGTAAGAGAAGTTCTTAAAGCAGCATAGAAACTTTAAAAGGTCGGGCATTTTTGTCCGGCCTTTTTTGTTTTATTTCAAAATAAGTGTTGACAGGTTTTTTATTTTCTGTTATTCTTATTTTGAACTTAAACAAGGAGGAAATATGGAAACTTATGTAAGAATACTTGAACTTCAAAGAAATATTATGAGAACAAAAAAGAACAAATTTGAAGAAGAAGTAAGTGATGCTATGCTTATTATAAAAAATCAGCATAAAGATATGAGTCAATTTATAGAAGGTGCAAATTTTATTATGTCTTATGCAATACCTGCACTTGAAGAAAACATTAAAGATATCGAAAAAACAATAAAACAAATAAAAAAATATTAAAGGAGAAAAATGATACCAGTTTGGAAAGAATCAACGAGATTACAGAAAGAGTTTAGAGGTCTTATAGAAAAGTGTATCTTCTGTGACACTCCAACAAGAACATGGCATGAGAATACAAACAATCCAGTTTGTGTAAAGTGTGCAAAAGTAAAAAAAGTAAGTGACATCAAAGAAGATTGGGGTAAATTGATTAGAAAGCAGAAAAGAAATGGAACCTTTGACAGAGAAGATTTAGTGAGGGCAAACTAATGAAAAGAATTTATATTGATATGGACGACACAATTTGTAATTTTTCAAAACTTCACAAAGAATGGTCTGAAAAATTTAATGCAGAATTCCCTCAAGGAATAAAGCACTTCTTTCAGGAGCTTGAGGCAATAGAAGATGCAATAAGAGTTGTCAATAGATTTATTGAGTCAAATAAATATGACGTTTGGATATTGACCGCTCCGAGTGTTTACAATCCAAATTCATATACAGAAAAGCGTTTGTGGGTGGAAAAGTATTTTGGACTTGATTTCTGTCATAAACTTATATTGAGTCCAGACAAATCACTTTTAAGTGGTCATTATTTAATTGATGATATGACAGAAGGAAAAGGTCAAGATGGATTTTATGGCAAGCTTATTCATTTTGGTGGTGATAGGTTTCCAAATTGGAAAGCTGTAGAAAAGTATTTTTTCCCTTGATATTTGTTTGTTTTATGATAGTATTAATTAAACTTTAACGAGGAGGAATAATGAGCACATTTGAAATGATAACTTTTATTATAACATTTACATATGGAGTTACGTTTGGATTATCAAACACTTATCATCGAATAAGATCAGTTGTTTTAAACTTAGCTTATCGGCAAGATGATCTTGGCATGATTCTTGATTTTATTTGGTATGCTTTAATTGCTTTTTTTCTTATAAAATCTTTTCAATAGAAAAGATATAAAATTCCTTGACAGCTTGTTTTAAACGTGATATATGCTTTAAGTATTAATAGTTTTAGATTATTAACAAAAACGTTAACGGCACATAAGCCAAAGGAGGACATATGTGATGCCAATAAAGCGTAGGCAGGTAGTCAACGCAAATTACACATAATATAAAATATATGATATAATAGCAGTACGTAAATAGCGCCAACTATAGACGCTATTTATAAGAGGATTTATGAAAACAAATTAAAAGGAGAGGTGCATATGATATTATACTATGCAGTATTGGCAACAATAGCTTTTTTCACAATTAGATATGGGGTTCTTAAAGTAAATAGCCTCATAAATGAAAACAAAGAACAACAGGAGGATTTAAATGAAAAATAACAATATTAAAAC